CCACCTGAAGCTGTGACTTAGCATTAAACTGTCTAGCAGCATTCTCCTGCGCCTGATCCGTAAACAGTTTCTGAAACTGAGACTGCAGATCAATTGTCTTTAGCTGCTGTTCGTTAGTAAGATTTTGTGAATCAATCTGAAGAAAGGCTCTGGCATTAGACACAGCCGCTGTTGTTCGCGCATCTAGATTGGCTTTATCCATTGCAGCGTAAGTTGCAGCATTCTGCAGAGTTGCCTGTTGTTTGTTGGTCAAGCTCTGAAGCTGTATGGTTGCGTACTTGTTAGCATCCTGTGCCGCGATAGGGACGCCTGACTCCATAATTGCTTGACTGATAGCAGCCGCTGCCATAGAGGACGCTCCTAGCCCTCTCTGAGCCATCATAGCGCCTACATTACGTACAGCAGGAGCAGCCCAAGGAGGAGGAGGAGAACCATCTTCAAAGGATTTAAACAATTGTCCCAACTGAAACTGTACAGTGGCCCGTTCGTCTAGCTCTTCAGTAACTCCTACTGCTAAAGCCTCTTCAGATACTGCGCCCTGAACATCACCTACAATGGACTGTGCAGAGAGCTGACCTTTAGCAGCTTCAAACTCAGGAGTATTTGGATCAACAGAAGACTGATAAGTAGCAGCTACTGTCTTAGTAGGTACAGGCAATTCCAAACCTGTCATAGAAGCTGTCTGTATCGGAGGGGCTATTGCACCTAGCTTTTCAACAGGGGCAAAGACTTCTTCATCCTGCACTGTTCTAGCAGTAAAAGGCACTTTTGCAGCTTCAGGAAGCTGAAAGGGATCTTCAGGATCGAACCCAGCCTCTTGTGATACCCTCCCTACAAGGCTTGTTTGAGCCTGTACAGGGTCTTCCCCCGCTGCCACTTCTGTTTCCGTGTCTTCAGCCATGTTTTAGTCCTTATCTATATCTCTAAACAGATCCTGTGCCTGTTTGTTATTTTCATAATCTGTTACTTTTTGAGTGGCGATTAAAAGATGTGCTTCAAGCTCTGCACATTTTGACATCGCACTATCTCTTTGGCGCACCAGTATTTTTATAAGATTTTCAATAAAAAGATTATCTGTCATCTTCCTTGTCTTTAGCTCCTTTAATCATTGCCCATAGCCTAAAGATTAAAAGTATAGATCCGCCAACCAACATAAACACTTGTAAACTTTGTTCTATATGCTGTAGCCATATAGGAGTCGATATAAAGCTAGTGGCTAACGCAGCATCTAATACATTTTTAATGCTTTCGGGATTCTTAGGGTCCATACTATTATACCTTTTTTTAAAGAAAAGTCAAGTTAAATATTAATTTAGGAAGCAGTTTTAGAACTTGCTACAGGAGGGTGTGAGCCGTTGTGCATCTTTTTTAAAGATTCCGTTGAAGATTTTAAGTTATCTATATCCGCTTGCATCTTTGCTGTAGACATGTGTTCTCTTCTAAGATTTTCAGGGCTATTCATTTGAGCAAGTATATCAAGACGTTGTTTTTGTGTGCTATGGTAAGTGTCTAGCGTATCAACACGTTTATCCATAGCCCGGAGTCTTTTTTCAATATCTGCTAAATTTTCTAATATAACTTTAATCTGCATTTTGCCAACAGCAGCAGCGCCAGCCACAGAAAAAAGTATACCGCCAAGAGTTATGATCAGGCGAAGATCAATTGCTCCCTCCACTGTAACTACTTTCTAAAAGTAACAAATAATAAAATGCCAACAACGGCTATTAAAAGCACACTTTGAACTAGCGTCATAGCTCAGGCCAATCGTAGAGTATACCCGATTTCGTGATGCTACCATCGTCTTCCGAAGTATACGTTAGGAACAACGCAGCTACGGCAGCGGTATTAGCAGCGCCATCGATAGCACTTTCCATTGCAGTTGCCTTGGTTCTGATCGCATCGCGCCACGTCGAGATGTTGCTGGGGATCGCAGTGGTCTTTTCAGACTTTCGGACAACAGCCCAATCGGTCTGCGCCAGCAACGAACCCTGCTGTGATTTAACTTCAGACTTTAACCGAGAGCGAACGCCCGGCTGCATGATCTGGTTGCCGTCATCGTCGTTAACCGCATTTCCATCGCTATCCACCAAACCCACGTCAGTCATGCTTATGGCCGTTTTGGAGATTGTCACACCGTCAGCTTGGTAACCCCAAGTGTACAGACGACTATCCGGCGGCGTCTCCGGTGTCACTTCGGTTAGCCCTGCCGCTGCCTTCTCATCTGCCGACCAAATGTGCCAGTTGCGCGGGTGCGTGATGCCGTTATCGTCAACCCACGATTTGTGCTCGCGGATGGTTTTACTGCCGTATTTCCACATAATTTATTTCCTATCTTGCTGTAGCTGGTGCAACGCCGTCACCGCCGAATGGGTGTTCTGCGAATGCCATGTAGATGTAAGTAGCACCCGACCCATTAACCGCCGTATTCGTTGATCGTGCCTTAAATCCGTTAGACAAAATGTCTATGCGAGTGTCATCAGTTTCGGCATTGGAAAGATTTGCTTTTAGCTGAGTACCGTAAGGATTGAATGTTCGGCGCTTAGTGTCATACATCTCCCAGTTATCCGTTGTGCTAGTTACTTTGTATATAATAAAAGCAGGTGAAAATCCTGTATAGACAAATGGCCCCGAAGCATTTCCACTGCCGGTGTAACTGCCGATAGAACTATAGCCGGGAATTTCTGCGAAGCAGTACATCACATAATTTATTGAGTCTTTATTCACGCCGGTTGACGTGCCAATAGAAACAACGCTGCTAGTCGGTACAGTAGAGTTCCAAACTTCAGGGCTGCTTGTACCTTTTGCTGCTGTAGTGTCGAGGTATAAAAACTCAGTACCTGATAGTGCCGGTGTCCGCACATACCAATCTTCCGTGTCGTTTCGTGATTTAATTAAAACAAAAGACGGGGCAATTCCTAGCCCATGCGAAATCGTGCGGTTAGACCCATTTCCGGTATAGGTCACAATGTCAAACCCAGCGGTCGCAGTTTCCCTCCACTGCCATGCAACATAGGTGGAGGTGTTTACATTGACATTGTTGACTGTTCCATCTGCTCCTAAACTGAAACCATCAGCGTCAAATGAAGTCAGCAAGTCACTATGTGATGTCAACTCAGCGCCAGAGTCATCCGAAACTAGTTGCTTGTTAACACCTCTTACTTGATCAAAAAGAGCATGAGACGCCGCACCGCTGCGAGTTTTGATCCAAACAAATGCTGGCTCAAAAGTTGAGTTTCCAGATTGGTTAACTTCTTGTGTAGAGGAATTGCCCGTATAAAGCGTACTCTGAAAATAGAGCGACGGGTCGGAGATGCTTGGGCTTGGTAAATTGGCGGTGTTCAGCAAATTAAAACCAGCCGCCGCAGTGAACGAAACCTGACCAAAATCAACGACGGTAACCAGACTAGCATCTGCAGAAAATTGACAAGGGAAATACGTCACCCCGGCGTTCATGTTGATGCTGCCCTGCGAAGCATCGTTCTTGAAAAACTCTATCGTTGGGGTGTCTGCATCAAGGTCAAGCTGCACCCGGATGACATCGTCAGCAGCAAATGTAGCGCCATACGAACTTGCAGTACCGCCAACAAGTTTTGTCCCTCCTGACCTATAAATAAAGCCATTCGCACTTTGATTGCTGATAGCCCCGCTGCTTGCCCCGGTTGCTGCTTGACTCGTTCCATCATCCACACCAATACCGCCATCACTAAGGCTGGCTGTAGGTATCCACTTCCATTCCCACTTGCCACTGCTGACACCAATCGTGCCAAGCTGAAAACGAGTGTAGCCGGGAGCGGCAGTAGTGATTACGAGGTTGCCATCGGAGGTGACGTTGTTGTTGTGCGACGTGTCAATGTTGTTCCAAACGCACCAGTTGTTAGTCGGCGTATCGCCCATCTGATCCGTGGTGGCTAGGGCTACTGTCGTGAAATCTAAATTATTCCCGGAGAAATCTTCTCCCAGTGCGCTGGCAGTTCCTCCGGTCATGTAATACCCGTTATTACCAAACGAACCTGAGTAAGCCGTGGGTATCCAAACACCATCGTCGTTTGTTTCGCCAAAAGAACTAGCCCCAGCTTTTTCACCATCCAGCACATACATGTCTGCCATGTACCCGGCAAACAGTTGAGACGAGGGACCAGCAGCCGGTATGCCGTTTGTACCCCACGTATGAGCAATTGAACTGCTAGTAGCGGTCCAGTTCGTTACATAGTCCTCAGTTGGATAATTTTCTGTACTAAATGAAGTAACTTTTGTTCCATTGACATACAGGTTAGCTCTATCGGCGGATGTGCCGTTGGCAGTATCAATCTCAGCTACAATATGATACCACGCCCCAACATCTCGGAAGACCTGTGTTGTGGTCAGGACATAATCCGATGACGCTTGCTGAAATGACAGAGTATCATTTGTATTAAACCTGATGCTTTCCGTCGTTGATCCGTTTGGATCACCTGCATAAGCTATCGTCTGATTAAACCCTAACGTAGCTCTTTTTACCCATGCTGAGATTGTCGCTTTTTTAGTGTTGGTTGGCGTACCAGTTAGTGCCAAGCGGAACATTTGTGCGCCACCAGCCAATACACCATCCACGTTATCAAACCGAATTGACTGCTCAATCTCGTAGGATGCCCCAGCGTTAGCCAGCCATTGTGAGCCAAACATAGTCATTAGCCGAACGCCAACTGCGGTGCGCCGAGTTGAATACTGCCGGACGCTTTTACAAAGTAGGGAACTACATCAACCGCGTTTGCGGCGGTGCTTAGTGTAATCCCACCAGAAGCGGGACTTTCATAGTCCGTTCCAAGGCTGAGAGTTCTTGATCCCGTGCCGTCCTGAATAAACACGAACACTCCGGCTTGGCCTACAGCCTCCGTAGACGGATTGGCAAGGGTGATACTACCTGTGAGAGTCAGCACAAAGTTTTGGTGCGCCGAGAAGTCAATTGTAATGCTGCCTGTGTTAGACGTGTCGGTGTCCGTAGCTGCTAGGATAATGGTGCCGCCCGTAATTGCTGCGGTCGCATCAAGGGTTGTTACATCTGCAGCAGCAGCCGTACCCGATCCAAGTATTCCATCAAGGGTGCCGGTAAAGCCTGTCGCTACTACCTGATCCGTGACTGTAATTGCATCGACAAACAGGTTAGCCCAGCGGACCCCGGTTGTTCCAAGATCGTCTGTACTGTCTGTATCACTAACAATTACACCACCAGAGGTTAACTGAGTGACAGTTGCAGCCGCAGGAGTGCCTGACCCAAGTATGCCGTCTAATGTTCCAGTAAAACCTGTAGCTACTACCTGATCTGTAGCTGTAATTGCATCAACAAACAAGTTAGCCCAACGGACGCCTGTAGTGCCAAGATCATCCGTACTGTCAGTATCGGAAACTACATTGCCGCCATGAGTGGTAACGCCTACTATCTTAGCTGTGCCTCCTACAAATGCAGTTCCGGCTACACCTAGACCACCATCTGTGTGAATACTGCCTGTCGTGCCTGACGTGCTAGTCGTAGTATCGTCAACCGACACAATTCCACTTGTTACTAACGTCGTTACCGTCGCCGCCGCTGGCGCGCCCGAACCCAATATGCCATCTAGGGTGCCTGTAAATCCTGTAGCTGTAATCTGGTCAGTGGCGGTTATAGCATCAACAAATAGATTGGCCCACCTGACACCCGTTGTGCCAAGATCATCTGTACTGTCAGTGTCTGAGACTACATTTCCGCCATGAGTGGTAACACCAACTAACTTTGATGTAGTGCCGACAAAAAGAGCCTTGGCAATTCCAACACCGCCATCAGTGTGTATACTACCCGTTGTGCCGGATGTGGTATCGGTGGTGTCATCAATAGAGGCAACGCCGCTTGTAGTCAATGTTGTGACGGTAGCAGCAGCGGCAGCACCAGAGCCAAGAACACCATCTAGTGTACCCGTAAATCCGGTAGCTGTAATTTGATCAGTGGCTGTGATTCCATCTACAAATAGATTAGCCCATCTAACGCCAGTTGTACCGAGATCATCCGTGCTGTCTGTATCTGAGACGATAGCAGCACCATGCGTGGCAATACCAGAAATGTTAACAGCGCCATTGACATCAACGCTAGTTGCTGCAATCTGAATTTCTGTATCGGCTACAAGGTCTAACTGCCCATCTGTAGAAGAGTGGATGTATATAGCAGCATCTCTAAATTGAATTTTTTCAGTGCTATCGATAAGCAAATCATCAGAGAACTTAAAGTAATCCTCATCTTCCATCCACGTTAATACGCCATCTGCAGTATTAGCGTTAAAGGTTACAGCAATATCAGTATCAGCCCCCGTGCCAAGAGTAATGGTATTGCTTAGAAGCTTTTCAATAGCTCCGCCTTCTCCATCTGTACCATCATGCTGATGGCCTCCTGTTTCAAAGGCCGCATCAATAGCATCAAACTCAGTAGTAAAATCTGCTGCTTGGATGGTTTCGCCATCTACAAAATTTGTTGGGCTTGTTTTTACATAAGCTGTACCCATTACATTCTAGCTCCCGGTGTAAATTCTAATGAAAATCCCTTTAGTGTATAAGTGGGATTTGTACTTGTATCTGTGAATTTTAACGCTACGGCAAAACCTGATCCCTCTACCGATTGTCTATACAGAGGGGTGTAAACAGCAGCTCCATATTCTGCCGTACCCATCGTAGCACTGCCGTAAAAGGCTGATCCTGAAGGGTCAAGAAGGTCGTATAGTTCAGGGCTTGGCAAAAGGATATCTCCATAATCATATTCAAGATTCATATCCACATCCGCCACCGTTCCTGTGCCTAAATAATTTATAACCACTCTTTGCATGTTTTTTCTAATACCAACATCGCCCATGTTGTAGTCAATTGTTCTGTAAGTACAGGCCATACTTACTCCATCAAGAGTGCTTCCATTTTCCTGTTGATAAACATAGCCACCATCGTAGTCTCCATGAAGAACAATATCCTGATTAGATATATTTCCATGAGCAGCACACATAGGTTTAATACCTTTTAAATCAGCGTACTCCCAGCCAATTTGGCCTGTATCTGCGCCGCGCTTTAGAACAGCCATAAGCCCTGTTGAGCTAGCTTCTGTTGCTGCACCGCTAGGGTAGTATAGCCTATACTGGCTCTTTCCTCTAATAACATGAGAAGATATGTTATTAATTTGACCCTCAGTTAAAGTAATTAACCTTGCTTGAACTTGCTTAGAGATGGTTCCTAATTCTGTATCGCCAATTTTTTGAGTACCAGCGATAGTTCTTAAACCATCAGGAGCAAGGTAGATAAGATCACCCCCTATCTCTTGAATGCTAAAACGAGATGAACAGCCAATATTTCTTGTAACCGGCTGCAACACAAAGTCGCCTACGCTAGAACCGCCTAGTCTGTATATACTGTTTTTACAGAAGATAACAAGAGTCTCACGAAATCTTGCCAGACCTACAATTTCATCCCCTACAGAGATCTGACCAGCACCAGAAGCGGAACTAAAATCATTCTCACTGTAAGGAGCGCTAAACTGAATTAAATGTTTGTTGCTAGTCATACCAGAAAAAAACAAGTGATTCTTATATTCCACAACAACTTCAGGCGCTGCTGGCTTTGTCCCTGCACCAGAACCTGCACCACCTGTTAGGGCAAGGTACGTGCTGCCATCATATGTAGCGGCATCGTTAGCCCCATCCGCCATTGCAATCTTTTCTGTTCCCGTCCAGTTATAAACTGAAAAGGAATAGCGTTCCGCATCAGGGCGGGCAGTTGTAATAGAAGTCCACCCGGAACCTGTGCTAAACATTACATTACCACCTCTAGCAGCAATTATTTTTTCATTCCATACTGCCAGCCCCAGTATGCCACCAGCTCCTGTAACCTGATTGTCATCATACTTATTAAAACCAAGCATTTTAGCATAGCCGCCAGTAACGGATGGTTCATAGTTTTCAAGGGTTACGGCTTCACCCGGCTTTGCAACAAAAACACTTTTGTCAAGAACAAGACCGCCTTCGCAGTTTATGGGGAATGCTTGTATAGGCATTAAACAGCTCTCATATAATCTTTTTGATTTAGAAGCTCAGTCTTCATTCTGCGGATACCATTTTCGTAATCCCTAAACGCAAACTGTGCTGCCTGATCGTTGCCCCTAAGAATGTGAGTGTAATACTTTACACGGGCTACTATTACATCATGGTAGCGTACAGGTATTTTTGGCTTGTCTGTAAAGATAGATAAGTCTGCAGAGGAGTCGTAGAAGTCAAACAGAACATCATACTGTGTGTTCTCAGGTATTGGCGTAATCCCAAAGGAGTTGTCACTTCTTACGCGATACACACAGTCTGGGCTACTAAATCCGTCATCAGGTGCAGACAGAGCTAAGAACTCATTTTGTCTATATGAAGAATGATGCCGCCCAAGACCTTCGTGATACTCCTCAAAGGATTTATATTTAAGAGTAGTAGCTGAAGCATCAGCCTCAAATACTTCTATAAAATCTATGTCAAGATTTTGTGACGCAGTGTTACTAAGGCTAATAAAAGTCTGTTGTGTAGATGCTGTAAAGGTAACAGTTTTAATCTCTCCACCACCTACATTTGTAATAGTAAACGTAGTAGATAGATCAGAGTCTTTATCGCTGCTAGACCCTGCAAATACGTTTAGTGTTTCCGAGGTAGAAGAGATAGTTGCAGAGGCTATTCGTGCTGTTATCCTGTAGGTTCTATTTGCTATAGTAGGTATTACCTGATCAACGCACCCATCATTTAGCCGTAAGACTCCTGCAGCATACGTTCTACCGCTAACTGAGTTGCTAAGTGCGGGAGTACCAGATGTGCTTGTACCTGCGGGGTCTGAGCTTCTGCTATCCCAGAAAGAACCTAAAGTATAGGTCTTATCAAAGTCTCCCTGCCTCATAAGATTCTGGGGGCGCAAGAAGAAGCTATCGTAGTCTACGTCCGTGCAGAAAGTAATATCACCTGACGTAGCCGTGAAAGTAGACGATACGCCCGTTAGGGTTTCAGATGATTGAAACTCACCTTCTATCGGCTCGATCAGCATGTACTGTTCGTCCGTGTGTCCTCCATGCGGGGGTACCCTACGCAGGATACCTTTTGCAGAGGACGTACCCCCCGTAATCATTTCGTTAATGGTAAAGCCTCCGCTAACACTGGATACTTTTATTTTTACGGGATACTTGTACTTGCCCTTGCCACCAAACAACGTGTATCTTCCATTGTGAAAGTGCCACGGCCACTGTATATACTCAGCGTCAACATCGCGGATGGCTTTGTTTATATCTTTTTTAACTGTGGTCTGTACGCCCCGTGTGCCGGATAACCCTGCAGCCGTTTCTGCAATAGTTGTCTCGTTAAGGTCGAACAATACAGCGTTGATTAGTTCTACATAATTCATTGTTTGCCTAACTGTTAGCTAAAAAGAGTTCATCTATGGATAACACTGCTTCTAACCTGTCAGCAGTTTCTGCCGTTATTTTAATTATGTCGCCCTCATTCATGTTTAATTCTAAATCTAAAATAAGATAACTGTGGGCGGCTACAGCCTTCTGATACACAATAGAGTAAGTAGCGCTAGCACTGGCATCTGTAAGAGTTATGGTAACATCTGTTTGGTGGCCTGAAACTTGAGCAACTACAACTTTTTTTAATATCGCATCATGTCCTGCAGGGACAGTGTATACCGTTGTTACATTAGTGCTACTAAGAGCAACTCCAGCATTTCTTAATCGTACTGGTCTAGCTAGTGCCTGTGTCAAGATTCAGTTCCACTTTTATTATGGGGTGACCTAAAGTCTTTTCCCGCAAAAACAACACATTCCTGATCTTTCCTGCCCGGAAGTATTACAGTCAGGGTAAAAGTTTTAGTAATAGGATTAACATACATTCTGTATTCTATATCTTGAATAATATCATCGGCTATCCAAAAAGGTATTTCCCCATGTGAGTCTTTTGCAGCTTCTGCAAAAATAGCCTCTGGATAACACTGAACTTGCTGTTCAGCAGTAGCTACGCCGGAAACAAAAAAAGATATTTGCAGCAGAATTAAAGTAGCTAAAACAGCAAACCGTTTCACATTATTTTCCCCAAGCCTTCTTTAAATATGTCTGAACAAGTGTTGATTTTGTAAACATGTTTTTCTGTGTATTCATAAGATATTCATTTACTTCATACATGTTTTTCAACATAAAAGATTGTTCATATGATACGTTAGAAGACATCCAGCCAATGACATTTTGTCTAAGGCCATCAGTAAGTTTCTCTACTCCATGTGGGTATATGATGGGAAATATTACGGCTTCACCCGCGCTTAACTTCTTACCTATTCTGCCCACAGGAGTATCTAAAATAAATTCTCCGCCTTCGTAGTCGTCTGTTAGGTTTATGCTCCAGCCATAGTCAAAAAATATGTTGTTTGATTTTGGTTGAGCCTTAAAAGCGTCTACGTGTAAATCGTAGTAGTCGCCTTTACGATACTTATTATAAAAATTTACTGATACTCTAGTAGGACAATATACGCTGTCTATATAATGAGTATCATAAAGCCTGTCTGTGATTAGCTTTCTAACAGAGTCTGGAATACCCATAGACTCTGAATTGCTTTTAATATCTTCTAAGTCCGGTGCGGATTTATCCCCGCTATTAAAAGTTTTATGGTTTATATTATCTAAACAAAATTCAATATCTTGATCGTTAAGCAGCTTGATAAACATATGACCTCCATCAATTCAATATCATAGCAAGAAGGGTGGGGTTTTTAAAAGGAACCCCACAAAACCTTTAGTACTATTACGTACCCGTAGAAACCGTAGCAGATTCCGTAGGATTGCGTGAAACATCAGCAAGAACAACATGAACTCTGAAACGTAGAGCCGTTTCACCCGTAGACCCGCCGTCAAGAACAAGAGCGTCAATAGTATCAGCCGCCGTAACCATGCGGGCATTAGCCGCCGTGGCTCCAACAGCCGCTTCTAGGAACGGAGTAAAACCAGCAGCACATGCAGAACCGTCAACAAAACAGTCAACATCGCCACCGGTAAACCCGATATCCATAGTGATCTGACCATTACCGCGAGCTTCAAGAACTTCAAGAACGCCCGAAATAATCATCGTGTCAGCAGGAACATCAATAAGCTGAATGATGTCTCCTCCTACGCCGCCACCATCAACAGTATCCCAAACAGGGGAAGTAATCACATAAGGGGTAGGCATCCGTGAAGGATGACCCACCGTTCCGCCATTAGCGGTACGATCATATACAGTCATTTTTCATACCTCCCTTAACTGTAATCGACAATGCCGAGACAGATAGCCTCTGGACGAATAACCTTGCGGCCATAAACGTGCAGACCACGAACCACATCCGAAAAGGAATCAGGATCGCGAATAACTTCTGTCTTAGCAATTGAGTTGGCAGTCGCCATACCGGAAATGTGACCAGCAAGAACCGTGTTCTCACCCGTCGCAACACCGGAAAACGATACCATGTCCGTAGTAGTCGTAGCATCGACCGACTGACGGAGCGCGTTGGACTTATAGAGGTTGAAGCCCATAATTTTCTGGTTCGTAACCAGACCATTACGGAGCGGGGAACTAGCGTCACCCGTTACCTGAACTTCAACGATCTTAGCACCCGCTGCATACAGATTCTGATACACAATGGGAGGTGCCACAAACCAACGGTTCTCTTCAGGAACGTCCTGCTCATCGAGCTTACGCGCCATCAAGGCCATCAGATTTACAACATCATCACCGGCATCAGAACCAGCAATAGTAACGGGAGTACCAGCAGTACCAAGATTAGTATCGGTTTCGGTAGCGCCATTAGCACCAGCGATACCTGCACCATCGATCATGGCCTGAAGTACATTTTTGTCATAGTTACGTTTCAGCGAAAACGCACCCGAAGAGGTGGCAAGCGCTTCAAAGTTAACATGCGACTGCCGTTCTTCGATGTCATCCACCTTAAACGCAAACGCCTGTGCCTGATCCACCGTCAACTGGATTTCGTCATCTGCCAGATCCTGCGGCGTAACCACAGAGCCTCGCGAGTATGCAGAAATCGTAACGGTGGGTTCTTTCATGATCCGAACCGTGTCACCAAAGTTCTCAATTTCTCCTGCGTAGTCAGTATTAGTAATATCTTCAATTACCGACGCACGGCGGAAAAACTTAAGAACCTTTTGGCTATAGATTTCGGCCTGAAAATTGCCAGTAGGTAAGTTACCATAACCGGCAGATACGGAAATAGCCATATCTCAAGTCCTTTCTTTATAGTCTATCTATTTTGGATACGACCCTCCGCATTTGCAAGATCAAGTTCTGCTTCAAACTTGCTATACTCATGCGGTTTAAGTTTACGTATCTCTGAAGTAGTCCAAACCTTTTTATTCGCATTTGAATCTGTAGCAACATTAATGCCTTTAGTTCTTGTTACGGCTTCTGCTGCTGCAGACTGTTGTTTGCGAGATCTGCCTACCTTTTTAGTTGAGCCAATATCGGCCTCATACAAGTCAAGAACGCGAGAAGCCCATCTAACATCTTCTTTGTTTTTAGTGATTCCATCCGAAATACTAGGTGGCTGCTCCTCAAGCCATGAGGCAAACTTTTCAGATTTTTTAATCTCTGAGAAGTTAGGATGCAGGGCTAGCAGTTCCTGATAAGCACCTTTAGCTTTTAGCTGCTCTTCTTTACTGGAAAGAAGCGAAACTTGTTTACGAAGTTCAGCAAGCTCTTTCTCAGAATTTTTAGCAGTCATAGCCTCGACTACATTATACACGTCAGGATAGTTTTCTTTGAAGTTCTCAATATCCGCCTCATATTCTGGCGCTTCTTCCCCTTGGGGTTGAGAAACAAGTTCTTCCTTCTCTTCTCTCCACTCATGGAGCTTAGAGTCGTAGTGCTTCTTCAAATCATCGTAACGCTTCTTATAATCATGCTCTTCCGTCTGCACTTCAGTTTTACTCTGTAAGTGGTTACCGGAAATGGTTTCATCATCAACTAGTAGAGTGTCTTCAGTAGCTCCATCTAGGGTAGCTTCTTCTTCAGATACCGCTTCGTCTTTGTAGACTTCCGCTTTGTATTTGCCTCGGTAAGGGCCTAGATTTTCCTCTTCGTCGTTTACTTGTACTTCTTTAGTCATTTTTCCTCCTTACGGGGCCTGTGAAAGGGTAGCCGCAGTTGGGTTTGGTACTACGCAGGGCCGTTAGTTAACGGGTGGCTGCTGCTTGGCAAGATACGTTGTAGTATCTGACCTTTTTTCCAATTCCTGTAGCTCTGCTTCAGAGATTGGAGAAACTCTTGTCTCATTATTTTGAGACATAAAACTTTGTTGTTGCTCTAGCGCGAGAGGTGTTATCCCTTCCGGGGAACTGTTGTTGGGGCTAAGGGATTTAAGAACTTTGCTATAGTCTTGTATTCTCTTTGCTACGCCACTCTTAGGGCTAGCTTTAGCCTCTTTATGATCTAAAACTTCTTGTGAAGCTGCTAAGTAGTCTCCCCTTATCGCATGCTCAACCCACTTGTAATTTTTATTGTTTTTTTGAAAGTCGCCTCTAAAGTTTGCATCTACAAAAATTTCTTGAACTTCTGAAGGGAGAGAGGTATAAACATCCGCACCGCTAACACGTTTAATTACATCATCTTCTTTAATTTTATAGTCGCTATCAAAAAGTTTTAAGGCTTGATCTTTAGTGATTTGGGTTTTACCCGCTGCTATGCTTGCAGCGGTAGCACGATTTACATTAAATAGTTTTTGAAATCTCTGAACGGACTTTCCAAGGTCTTGTATTGCATGACCAAATCCAATTGTTCTAAATCCTTCTCTTTTACCGTCTGCTTTCTTGTTGTATTGAGCTTTACTAAATAATTTACCTGTGCTTCGTTCTAGCGGGGCGTTTTCCCTTATTCTTAACTTTTTTTTTGCGCTTTCTTTGGGATCAACAACCTGATCACCAAGGGCTAACCCATTAATCCCTTTAGCACCGCGCACTGGAATCTGGTTTTGCCCAGCGGGTGCCACCTCTTGCTGCGGAGGCTGCTCTGCTAACTTCTCTTCAGTTTCCTTTTCGCCTCTCTTATTAATTTTTTCTAAAAGATCCGTGCCAATCATTTCAGCTAATTCAGGGGGGATGTAATATTCTTTGTTGGACACAGCAATATCAACAGAACCATCAACCTGCTTAGAAGGAGTTTTTAGTGAAGCTAGCTCAATATTAACACCCTCCTTCTTAAGCTCTTTAATTGCAGGAGCAAGTATGCGCTGTTCAAAATCAAGCCGTCCTACTTTTGCTATTGCAGAAGCATTTATAATAAACGCCCCTTCAGGTGCATCCATAGGCACATCATCAGCTACACCCGTTTCGTTTTCCGCTCCCGGCTGTTCAATAGGGCCAGCAACCTGATCGCCAAAGGCTAACTGCTGCATCTGATCCTGTACAGGAGATGCTTCTACTTCCATTGCCCCCGGAGCGGTAACTCGGCCCGGAAAGGCTGCAGGATCAGAAAGGTCAGGATCGGGATCAGGGTCAGGGTCCATGCGGTTGTCAAACTGCTGCATTTCCTGAAGGTTTCTCTCTCTCGGCAATAGCGGGGGTTCGCCACCAACTTCCTCAGAAGAATCTAACGGCGCTTCTTCTTCACCCATAGACAGGTTAACACCCAAGCTAGCAGCAAAAGACTGCAGGATTTCAGAATCATTCTGCTCTATTAGCTGTACAACTTGAACCTGCTGCTGCTCCGGCATCTGTTCTAGATTAGCTGTGAATTGTTGTTCTGTTATTTCCATTATTTTTAACCCTAGTACTGTAAGTCTTGCTGGTTTTTAGTGTCAACGATCAAGTGGATACGTTCTTTGCTTGAGTTATTTTCAGCCCAATGTTTTAAGCCTGTATTTAAGAAATAAACCCTACCGTCATTTTTAAAATGTTCTGTTATCTTATTTCCATTACGATCTATAACACACATCAAGCAATCTTTATTAGTTATAAGAGGAATATGGTAGCGAGTGATATACGAAGGGTCATAATCTATATGAGGTTTAATTTTAAAATTAGGGGCTAAATTTGCAAACCTTACCCTCGCTAACGGTGCCTTGAAACAATTTAAAACTTTTTTAATTTCTCCTTGAACAAGTTCATTTCTTATTCCGTAGTTATATTCATCAGCCTCTGGTAGATAGCTCGGATGATCTGGGTCTAATCTTTTGCTTCTTTGAAAAATAGTTGTTTTAAGAATGGAAATATCTGTATCGAAAGAAACATTTCTAGATTTTTTTGTTGAATCAAACTCAGTTAAGTATAGCTGTTTGTATTTTTCTCCTTGTAAAAAAGGAGCGCCGTCTTCTTTAAAAAACTTTTCCTTGCAATAAGAATTAGCAGTTGTAAAATCTTGCATACCTCTTTTAGTGTTAAAGTGTGAGGCTGGAATGTTTTTCCCCTTCACTAAAGGGTATTGAATAACATTTATATCTTTGTATTTTTCTGTATCAAAAAGTTTTTGTTTATGGCAATAGTTAACTAAAGCTTCCGTATCTACTTTAATATTTTTAACAACACATACAGCCGGAAGTTCTTTTCTATTTTTTCTGGAGTGATTTACTTCCATAGGAAGAACCCCCCTTGTTTAATGTTTCCAATATAAAACCGGCTAAGTCATATTTATGAAGTCTAACTTGATTGGGCTGGTGATGGTGAACATCGTGAAATCCTTCACCGGCAGACAAGATGTTTATCCATTTGTTTGTCCTTGGCTTAAAGTCTTTATGCCCTGCGGCATTAAAGAATCCATAACCCAAGAATCCTAGAATGAAGGGTACAGCTATGAAGACGATAAATACATCAATACCTATCAGCAAAGCTATTAACGCAGCGGAGAGATGAATGTGCTTCCAGTACTTATGAAAAAACATAACTCTAGGGTTTTTAAGCTCATCCTTAACATACTTTCTTGGAATACTCTCGCAGTTCCATCTGTTGAAAAGCACCTTCCAAAACCCCTTAATGTCTGGGGAGTGAGGATCATCCGCAGTATCCGCAGTGTCATGGTGTAGCCTATGTGCGCCTATCCACCCAAGAGGTGATCTTGCTCCCGCAAGGGTCACAAGAAACAAAGCAAACCCTTC